AATGTACTTCCGAACATTTGAGGAACTTGGATCATACCATTGTCCGGATTGGTCCCGTGTACTCCTTGCATGAAGTCTCTAATTCTTTGACCTACACGATTTACTTTTTCCCAAAAGCTTTGAAGTATTTCTGCACGGCGTAGCTGGCGGATTGTAGCTTGTGTTTCTATTGCTACTGTTTGTGTACTATCACTTAATTCACCTAATGCATTTACACCTAAACTATCAACTGGAGCCTGTGTTCCATCCGCGGTTTTAACTACATTTTGAGGAGTTAAGGAACCATCTGCTTCAACCCCTAAACTTGGTATCAATAATTCAGCACCTAATTGAGGTTCTACTGTTGCACTGGTAAAGTAGTCTTTTTCCCATTTAGCACTTAAACAAGGGAACCTATCAGGGAATGTGTTTGCAGTTGTACGAAATCCTTCTCTTAATGCAGTTTGATTGTCTGAACCAATCGCAGTCGTTATAAGCCTATTTCTAGGGCTTTCTAATTTAGGATTTCTGTAATACTCATCATATATAGATAGATATGCGAAAAAAGGAATACAATTCAATCCAGATATTTCAAATTGCCTACCTGCACCTTGTGGTAATAATGGTAATCCAAAAGCACTAGCTAACGTTCTGTTGTCATTATTTGTTACTATTTGGTTTTGTACCTGGATTGTTGGAATATTTGTCATTGCATCAGCAACACCATTTCTATCTAAGTTCATGATAAATGCTTCCCATTGGTTAACATTACCATATTCATCAGATTGTATAGTCTCAAATAATATCCTATTTGGCACAAAGAAGTAGTCGCATCTCATAGTATACATCTGAGCCATGGGGAAATATAAAGGGGCGAAGGCGAAATTAAATTCGCTGCTTATGCTAAAGTAGTCTCCTGGCATGGCTTCCTCCAGAAGCACAGGTACTAATTCACCTGGTACAATTTGGTTTTTGTATTCATGGCTTAGGTTAAACCTTGATTTAGGTATGTTCGATTTTTCGTCGAATTCAAAAGGGGATTTGTTGTAACTCATTTTAGATAGTATTTGATTGTTAGTAATGTGTCATTTGTTATGTTTGTTTTTTTAAGGTATTCATGTAATTCTTCAAGTGATTTAAAGTAAAATGTTTCTACTTCACTAAAAGAATCATCTGACTTGAATGTTATTATGAACATATTAGAATGATTTGCGTTGCATTAAATATACTAATACGGCCTCCATAAAACTTAATCCGTCTTTACTCATTGTATCAACGATTTTATTTACGGCTGCTTTTTCAGCATTCATTATATCATCTTGTGTCTTGATAAAAGCACGTTGTTGTTCTATTAACTCCATTTCTTTTACCATTTTTGCGATACGTTGGTATGTCTCGGCGTTTAATTTGCCGTCTTTCTCTAATTCTTGTTTAGCTGCTAGATCAATAGCAGCTATTTCTCCCTGGTTCTGGCTCATTTTAAGGGTTGCTTTCTGTATTGCCAGTTCTGTATTTTGCTTATCAGCTAATAAGCTTTGATCATTTTCACCTTTTCCAAGTTTTATCCGTGCATCTTCTTCTGCTACATCAGCGCCCGCGCTTGCTGTTCTTAGGTCTTCTAATCCCCTGGCAATAGCTACTCTTTCATTCCTGTGTTCGTAGAATTTACTTAGATGTTCACCTGCCTGGGTGAAACCTTCACTTGGTAATGATGTTTGATTTCCTGCGTTGTCTGCGTTAAAAGCTGCCAGGGGTAGTCCTGCCTGTTTTAATCGCTTCATTGCTTGTACTGGGTGATTGTATCTGTTCTGGGCCTTCACAAATAATCGGCTCGCCACTTGACCCAATAAAGCACCTCCCACACCAAGAAGGCTTGGTACTAATCCCAGACCCGTAGCTATCTTTGAACCTTGTACACCTTTTGAAGCTACATCGCTGATATTGATAGCGTTCTTGACTCCTTCTGTCATATGTCTGTTCCATATCATGATTTACCCAATTTAATGTATTTGGCTATTCCTTCCCTTGCTACTGTAGATTTATTCTGTAGGTCTACCATAATTTTCATTGCTTCATCTACTGTACTATCGCCTTTAAGTCCTAGGTAATTTAACCAAATTACCCATCCTGAACGAGCTATTTCATATCGTTCAATATCATCAATCAAGCGTTCGTATTCTATTTGTATTTCAGCTTCTTCAAAAGCATCTTCTTTTTTAATTGACTTTACTTTAGCCTCTGCCTGCTTCATTTTCTAATTGTTTACGGAGTGAGTTAATTTTGAACCTGTTTTCAATTTTAGCCCTTTCAATGTCAATTTTGGACATTGTTCTAATATCGGGCATTTCTTCTGTATTGAAAATACCTTCACTTTGTGGTATTTGTTGATTTAGCCTTATCCTCCTGGCTAATTCTTTACTTGTGATTGATAATCCAGGTTTAACTCGGTACTTTTCATTTTTTCTCATTGTTTGAATTTTTGATTGTTAGAAGATTTTTTACCCGTTAACCATCGGGTGACAAGCCCTCCGATAAACGTTAATACATAGGTGACTATTTCAATCACCTGGTTGGCCAAGTCTGGCGGTAATGGTTTGTCCATAATTTATAATTATTAGTGTGAGTAAATAAGTACTTCCATTTGTATAGTCTAAGTTGTTGATTGTAAGTTAAATTATCCATATGTTATTAAATGTTATGTAAATTTACTATTAAGAAACTAATTATTGTATACCCTAAATAGGGTAATTATTAATTGTTTTATTTAATCTCTATAGCGGTAGCGTTAATAGCTATTTTCAGCCGTGCGCGTCTGAACCCGAATACTTGGAGGGTAGGCCTCTCAGCGCGCCGCCCGGCTTCATGCCGGAAATTATAGGCTCTTTTGCCTACTTTTCTAATTCGGGTTTTCGGGTGTCCCGAGCAGTAATGACCCTTGACGTATTACTGCTAAGTGACACACTTGTCACTTTTTGACTGTTTTCAGTCTTTCAATCCCTGATTTATCAGGGTATTCTTTGCAGGATGTTTACATCCTGCTAGCTTGGAGGGGTTCGGGGAACCTTAGGGTTCCAGGATGCCCAGTCGGAGGAGTTTACGACGACGACCCGGGCGTAATGGAACCCTGCGCTTAGCATGGTTCCCCGATATCTCTCCTTAATCCTATTTATTTAACTTTTGTTAATTACCGGATGGAGGTGGTCAGTGACGACTCAGAACAAACTTGTTTGTTCATATAATTTAGTAATTTTAATATAATCTCCATCATTTTGTACTGGTTCACAAAGAATTATTACTAATAATTCATTTAATGAAACATTTTGAGGAACTATATCTTTACCTCCTGATTTACCAGTTACTTGGTATTCAATTTTACCAGTTATTATTTCAATATCTTTATCCATTACCAGTCCTTTCGTTTTTGTTCTTTCTTTTTAGCTTTTAGCGTTCTATTGTATTCCTCTAGTTTTATTTTCTTATTATAGCGATCTTGTCCTATTCTTTTTATTAAATCACGTTTTTCGCTTTCCAGGCTTTCTATTAAAGCCAATGTTTGTTTTTCTCTTTCAGATTCATCATTCCAGATTTTTTCCCTGTAGTATCTACTCATTGGCACCATAAATTTACCGTTGTGGCAATACATAACATCTGGATTTTTTCTATGCCATTGGCCCATTCGTTCTACATATTCTAATCCCATATTTGTACTATTTACTCTAAACTCTTTTGGGACTTTCCAGTTATCTGTTCTATGACCTCTTTTTTTATCCATATATTTTACTACATAATTTATACTTCCGGAACCAGCCCATTCGCACCATACCTCACCGCCTCCCCATTCACTTTCTATTAGTTTTTTACATCCATTGAATATTATCAGGTGATAATGAGGACGACCCCGATGATGACCATATTCACCACAACCTATGAATGATATTTTGTCTTTTTTTAGGTTTAATCCATAGTAATAAGTTTCTTTAGTCATGTGACCTTTATAACGTTGTTGGGCTATTCTAAGTCTCTTAAGGTATTTTTGTAGATGATCTTTTTCAAGGATTTTGTTACCCCATTTGTCGTATGGTACATTATTATTATCATATGTTAGAGTTACAAAGTAAGTAGTTTTACTTAATCTCATTTCCATTTCTGCTCTAAAAGCTATTTCAGCTTTAGCTCTATCAATACATTTTGCACATTTACCACAACCTACATTTACATGCGTTAAGTATCTTCCATCAGATGTTTCTTTGAATATCCACTCTTTACCACCTGGGATTTCAATCTGTTTTCTTAGCTGTATTGTTATTGGATTATAGCACATAATACTAATTTAATAAAGGGGGGAGATGAACTCCCCCCTCTAACTTAATAAAACGAAGAACTATACCTACTTTTAGGTATTATTTCCAAGCTTTTTGAAAATACCTTTTACGTTTGATACCAGCTTTAGGATTTTTCCAACCAGCTTTTACTATATCTCTCGCTTTACGGTAAAGCCTTGCTTGTTTTTTACTAAAAATACCATATCCAAAGGATTGACCTGTTTTTTTGTTTATTCTGTTTGCAGGATGACTCAGACGGTATTTAATTCTACCAAATCTTTTCATTAAAGTAGCATTTTACCTGGTTTAGAAAAGTATGGTAAGCTCCTATCTACATATATACTGTGAAAGATATGTGCAAATATTACACTCTGTTGACTGTTACCTTCGCTGCCTTGTGGCAATACTCTGAATTGGTCTACTAATCGGTTGCCCCATCCTACACCATCATCTGGATAGTTAGGAGCATCTGAGGAATTTACAAAGATTTCATTGATTGTTGTTATTTCATCATATGTCCCACCCCAGGTTGCACTGTCTGTAAGATCTATATACCTTCCTGCATGCCATGATAAACCTTGTCCCCATGCCATGTCACCACAGAATTTGTTATTCCTGAATTTCATTTCACCAAATCTATCGATATATCCAAATGTTTCATTGTTTACATCCATTGAAGCAGTAAGATTCTGGAATAATAACTCCTCTTTCAATATTTCCTGGTCTCCTATACCAGCATACATATAATATGGGAAATCTTCCATAATACTTCGTCTCCAGTGTCTATCAATACCTTGTCCGTAGCTAGTATTAGGATTTACTTGAAGTATAGCAATGTAGTAACCATGCTCTTGAGTTCTTACACTATGTACCTGGGCATCGTTAGCATATAGTTTTGCATGACCTACATAATCACCTGTTTGTTGACCTTGTGCATCTGTTACCTCTGTCAAAGCTGTGGTAAGAACATCTGATATTTTTACTCTCCCAAATGTACTTCCGAACATTTGAGGAACTTGGATCATACCATTGTCCGGATTGGTCCCGTGTACTCCTTGCATGAAGTCTCTAATTCTTTGACCTACACGATTTACTTTTTCCCAAAAGCTTT